AAAAGAATGATGCAGCTTTAAAGCAACAAATAAAATCAAGTGAGAAAGCAAGTGAAGCATTAAAAACAAAAAACGGACACGAATACGAAATGGCTAAAGCTTCCGGTGCAAGTACAAAGGCATTAAGAGCATTAGCACTAAAACACGCAGAAGAAGAAATTGCACTTAACAAAGCAAGTTTAGCAACTGCAAAAAATACATACGAGAAAAACAAGAATACTTTAGCAAGTTTAATTAATTCAGGCGCAAGTGATGAGTTAATCGAAAAGCAAAGAGAAATAACAACTGAATCACGAAAAGCGGCCGCAGAAGAACGTAAAGATTTAGAAGAAGCGTTAAAAAATAAAAAAGCTATTGTAAACAAAAATGCTGTTGAAGTACGTCAAGAATTAACCGACAACAACAATAAAGTAAAAGACGCAAACAAAACGCATAACGAAGCAATTAAACAACAAAACGAAGAAGCGGCTAAAACTGAATTAGACCGTATTAAAACATTAAAAGAAAGCATACTTGCATTAAACGAAGAAATACGAGTTAGTAATTTAACAGACCAAGAAAAAGAAGTTGATGCAATAAATAAAAAATACACAAGATTAATTGAAGAAGGTAAAAAAGCCAAAATTGATGTTTCGTTATTAGAAGAAGAAAAGCGTTTAGGTTTGGCAGCAATAACTAAAAAATATGATGACGCAGACGCAAGTATAAGGTTAACAAATTCTCAAAATGTTATTTCTGAAATGGTAGCCGCAGGAACTAAAAGACTTGAAGGAGAAAAAGCAACATCCGAAAAATCAATAGAAATAGCAAAGGCAGAAGCCGAACAAAAAGCCGTTATACAACAACAAGGTTTAGACGTAGCTTCGCAAGGCGTTGGACTTATTAAAAGTTTATTTGAAAAATCAAAAGGAGTTCAAAAAGCTGCTGTTATAGCTGAAAGTGCAATAGGTATTGCAAAAATGATTATATCAAATAAATTAGCAAACGCAGGTGCATTAGCAACACCACAAGCAATTGCTTCAAGTGGGGTTTCCGCAGTTCCTGTTATAGCATTAAACAACATAAGTACAGGAATAGGAATAGCTGCAAACATAGCGGCAACAGCAAAGGCATTAAAAACATTAGGTGGTGGAAGTGCGCCTTCAGGAAGTGTAGGCGGTGGTGGTGGCGGTGGCGGTGCAACAGCCCCAACAATGTCAGCACCACAATTTAACGTAGTTGGACAAAGTGGAGTTAATCAACTTGCAAGTCTTAACCAACAACCAATACAAGCATACGTAGTTTCCGGACAAGTAACTTCACAACAGGCGTTAGATAGAAACAGGTTAGCAAACGCAACACTTGGTGGTTAAAATACAACAAACAAACAATAATTTAATTAATATATTATGCGAATAGTTGAATTAATAATTGACGAAAAAGACGAGACAAGCGGAATAGACGCAGTTTCAGTTGTGTCAAGTCCTGCAATCGAAAGCGACTTTATAGCACTAAAAAAACACGAAATAGAACTAAAAGAAGTAGATGCTGAAAAGCGCATTTTAATGGGTGCGGCTTTAATTCCAAACAAACAAATTTACCGCAAGAACGACAAGAACGAAGAATACTATATTTACTTTTCTGAAGAAACGGTACGCAAAGCAAGTGAATTGTTTTTTATGAACAGCAACCAGAACAACGCAACGTTAGAACATAAACAAAAGTTAGAAGGAATGTCGGTTGTCGAAAGTTGGATTACAGAAGGAAAAAACGACAAAAGCACAAACTACGGATTTAATTTTCCAAAAGGTACTTGGGTAATTTCTATGAAAGTAAACAACGACGAAATTTGGAACAAAGTTAAATTAGGCGAAGTAAAAGGATTTTCTATTGAAGGTTATTTTGCGGATAAATACGAAATGAGTTTAATTAATGAAGATGAAATTTTAATAGATAAAATAAAACAAATAATAACGGAAAATGAAAACAACTAAAGAATTAATTATTGCAGATATTACTGCAAAGGTAGAAGCAAAGTTAGCGAGTCAAAAAATAGAATTAGGTTTAGTTGACGATATAAAAAGCGATGTGTCAGCAAATGGTAAAAGCGCTGATATAGCAAGACCATTAATTTTACAAGCTTCAACAAGTTTAAGTAAAGCATACGAAAATTTATTAAACATAAAAAAACGTAATGAAGTTATTATTAAAAATAGTGAAGTTTTTAAATCTAAATTAAAAGAATTAGGAATTGAACCAACAGACCAATTTCAAAAAAATATAGTTGCTAATTTATTTGTGGATAAAAATATAGATGCTAAAATAAAAGCAATTTTAACCGCTACTTCTTCATTAAAAAATGCTGAATTATAAATAAACACGAATACAATTTTAGCAAATGGCGAAGCAAACTAACGTTAAAGTTCATCTTAAAAAACCAAAAGTTAAACGTGCAGGAGTACACGCAAAAACACGAAATAGCAAATTAAAGTCAAGTAAAAATTACACAAAAACTTATACACGACAAGGACGATGAGTAAAAAAATAACAAAACAAGTAGCACAAGCGAAAACAAGTCCTAAAGGCGGTCAACGTGGTTGCCTATGTAAAGACGGAAAAACGTACTCAATAAAATGTTGTGACGGTAGTTTACAAGCGCAAGGAATAGGCGCAATCTAATTTAAAAATACAACAAATAATAAACAATTAAATTATACATATATGAACACACTACAAAACGTTTACGATAGGTTATCCGACAAAACGGAATTAGCAAAACACGAAGTTGAGTTAGGGACTATTCAAGATGTTTATAAAGAAATTGATACTATTGGTATTCAAAGTCAAAACGGTTTTGAAGCAACATTTAAGGCAAAAGGATTATTATCAGAAGCAATAGGTTATGAAAATAGAGTTCAAAAAAATTATCAAGATATTTATGTTCAACTAACTAAATTAAAAGGAACTATAAAAGATTTAGGATTACCAATAAATGAAATAGAAGACAAATTAAAATTAGTTAAATCTCGTATTACAAAAGCGGAAGATAATTTAAAAAACCTAAAACAAGTAATTCAAATATTATAAACAAAACACGAAATATGAAAACAAGCGTAATTAATCAAATCAAAACACTTTTAGGAATGGAAGTTAAATTGGAAACAATGAAGTTAATGGACGGAATAACAATTTTTGAAGCGGACACATTCGAAACCGACAAAGAAGTTTTTATTGTAACTGAAGACGAGCAAAAAATTCCTGTTCCAATCGGAGAATATGAATTAGAAGACGGACGTATTTTAGTTGTAGAAGTTGAAGGAATTATTTTAGAAATAAAAGAAGTTGCAACTGAAGAAGAAGTTGTTGAAGAAGCACCGGAAGTAGAAGTTGAAGTAGAAGCTGAAGCAACACCAACAGCAAAGAAGACAATTGAAAGCGTAGTTAAAGAAACGTTCTTTGCAGAAATAGAAAAATTAACACAAGAAAATATAGAGTTAAAAGCACAAATCGAATTACTATCGAAAGTTGAAGAAGTTGCAACTGAAGCAACCGAACTTACCGAAGTAAAACCTATTGCGTTTAATCCTGAAAACACGAATGAAGTTGAACACTTCCAATACGCAAGTAAAAGACCACGTTCAATAATGGATTCAATTATAGAAAAAATAAACAATTAGTATTAACAATTTAAAAACTTAACAAAATGCCATTTGGTTCAAACCCAGCAATTACCACAACTTACGCAGGTGAGTTTGCAGGTAAGTATTTAGCAGCAGCTTTATTGTCTGCACCAACATTAGAGCAAGGCGGAGTATCTATACTTCCAAACGTTGCTTACAAACAAGTTATGCAAAAAGTCGCTACAGGTGACATCGTAGCAAACGCAACTTGTGATTTCACAGCTTCAGGAACGGTAACACTAACTGAAAGAGTATTAACAACAGAAGAATTTCAAGTAAATTTACAACTTTGCAAGTTAGACCTTGCACAATCTTGGCAATCGGCAAGTATGGGTTATTCAGCGTTCAAGACGTTGCCTAAAACTTTTTCAGATTTCTTAATTGCACACGTAGCAGCTAAAGTTGCAGCTAAAATTGAAACTACAATTTGGAACGGAACAAACGCAACAGCAGGAGAATTTGCAGGATTTAAAACTTTGATGTTAGCAGACGCAGACGTTATTGACGTATCTTCACCATTGACAACAACTTTAGACGCAACAACTGTAATTGGCGAAATCGGAAGAACAGTAGATTTAATTCCAGCTTCACTTTATGGAAACGAAGGTTTGAGAATTTATGTTTCTCAAAAGATTGCTAAATTGTATGTTCGTGCTTTAGGTGGTTTTGGTGCTTCAGGTTTAGGAGCTAACGGAACAAACACACAGGGAACACAATGGTACACAAACGGAAGTTTATCTTATGATGGTATTCCAATTTTTATGGCTAACGGACTTGGTGCAAACAATATGATTGCAACAACTGTAGACAACCTTTATTTTGGATGCGGACTTTTAAACGACAATTCACTTGTGAAAACTATTGATATGGCGGATATTGACGGAAGTAACAACGTTAGAGTTATTTTACGTTACAACGCTGGTATTCAATACGGTATCGGTTCAGACGTAGTACTTTACGGAGTATAACATTAAATAAAAAGCGTAGGCAACTGCGCTTTATTTTATTCACAATTAAAAACAAAA